GTCATTAGCAAAGCCAGTAGCACCAGTTGCTTGCTTGTAGTCATTAGCCGCCCGTTGAGTAGATTGCTCTTTATCTACGATATAATCGGCTACGGTATTTCTGTCAGGGTATTGGCCTGTTTTATCTTTTTGAGTGACAATTTTTACCTTACCACTTTTGCCAATCATTTCATTAGCATTTAAAGCACCACTTTCATACTGATCTAGCATGCCAAATACTTCAGCAGCATGACGTAATTTAAACCCCATAGCTTCTAGTAGATAGTCATATACCCATATGGTATTGCCATCAGGTTTATACACATCAAGCTTAAGTGAAATCATATCATTATGGCTTTTATTCTTGCCTTCTTTTGCCTCAAGTACAGTAAAATCATAATCCCCTTGGGGAAGTAGATTTTGTTCCTTGAGCTCTTTTTCAGTTCTTGGGTTAAATTGCATTGTTTATCTCCTATTATTTTAGTTAGTTGGTTAATTTGCTTTTGATGTGGTCTATGCAGGCCTGGATTTTATCTTTTTCCATTTCAGCCCAGGTTTCACATTTTGCCTTACGGAACATGGCATCGATCATCTTTTGATCTACCTTTACATTACTAAGTAGAGTATTGATTTCCGCTAGTTGTTCATCTGTTGCTAATTCTATAGGTGTAACCTCTGCTTCAATGATGCTCTGGCCATACTTCTTTGCGAATGTATCGTAATCCCAATCAAAAACTTCAGCATCCTTAAAGCCAGTAAGACGACTTTTAGTAACCTTAGCTTTTCTGGAATGCCCCTGCTTTGATATATTAAGGCATAAATCTAGTTCATAATCTAACTTATCCCAGCAATCGAACGTAAAGCCTTTTTGTTCACCACTTACCCATAATGCCTTCTCATGGCATATAAGGATAACATTCATATCTAGTTTACTAAGGCGATTGACCAGACGCTTCATATAGCCAATAGCTTTTTTCTTATCTGCTCCAAATACGTTTTTATCTCCTAGACGTTCTGCCTCTTCAGCAATGCTATCATTAAAAACTTTACTAATACTGTCGATTACTAGCGTTTTATATTGATGTTTCTCAGTCATAAGGGCATCAATCTGCTCAAGGATTGTATCAAAATCGTTAGCACCTTGTTTAGTACCCAAATATACACCACCAGACTTTTGTAATTTATCCGTATAGTGGGGTAAATCGGCCCCTCCTTCTGTATCTATGTAATATACGCTAGGAAAATCTAGTGATGTCCATGTTTTGCCGGCACCTGCCTTACCAAATACTAATATTTTAGCCTTACCTGGCTTGGCCTGTTTAGGCTGTATTGCTTTTAATTTACCCATTACTCTTACCTTGAAGTTTGTAGTTAATTAGTGAGTTTACGATGTTGATAGTTGGAGCTAGTTGATACAGCCCTTCACTATCGAATTTGTTGTTTATTATGTCGTTACGTAGACGCTCTAGCTCTACAGCGCTTACCATTAACAGATGCTCGTTCTTCATTACTGTGCACCTCCTAAAATCATGAAGCCTACTAGTAGTATATAGAGTATTGGGACAACCATACCGGCCAGTACAAATAAACTTAAGGTACGCTGCCAACTGCCATATAGATGTATGTAATACTTAAGCATATATCCCTCTCAACATTTCATCTATTTGTTGGTCAGTCATGCTGTCATACGGTTGGCAATCCTCGTAGTAACTCAAGCGCTCCATCTCAGAATCACGCTTAACTTCCCAATCATTACCGCAATACCAGGCTTCATCTATGAACATAGTGCCGCCCTCTCAAATTCATGTTTCTTACGCTGATTATTAACAGGGTATGGTAGCTTATATTGTAAGGCTAGATTATCCTCTAACTCCGCTATTTTCTGATCCTTCTTTTCAAGCTTACCTTCTAACTTCTTAATCGCATCTACTAAAGTATCAAATTGCCTGTGTAAGGTATCTAATAAATCTATGGCGTACTCACTGGCCTTAACCTGATCAGATTCCCTTATATAAAGAAATTCAGCAATTTTCTGTTGTTTAGATGCATAATCTTGCAAAGTACTTATGCTATTTGTAACACCATTAGCTGTAACTAGGGTGATTATTTCTTCCTCTTCTAACATCTTCGTTTTTTACTGTTGTTAAGCTTATTATCTCCTATATGGAGAGTATAGTCAAGCATTTTATCTCCTATTAGAAGAGCTTTTGGGTGTGAATTATCTGAAAACCAGGTACTCTGCCGGTCTGGCTAGTATAAAAAAGTGATATTTTTTGTTACTTAGTTGCCATATGGCAATAACTAGGAGATAATGAAGAGGAGGCTAACAAGTCAAATAAAGGAAGTTTACTCGATAATTATTGTACCTATCTTTCTAATATCTTTTATTTTAGGGTTTACGATAGGGGCATAAGCATTGTTATAGCTAACTAGAATTATATTACCGTCGGTATCTTTTTGTATATTCTTTAGTAACTGGGTGCCATCTTGCAATAACACTATACAGTCTTTTTTTATACAATCCTCAATGTTAGATGGAGGTAAATCTCTACAAAAAACAACTGATCCTTGTTTGTATTCTGGCAACATGCTTTCCCCATCCACCTTAAATGCTAATGTGTTGTCAGAATTGTATTGAGATGGACAAGATACTTCATCCTGTCCCGAACTATCACAAAAATCTACATCTATATGCCCTCCAGCACCAACATAACCAGTGATTGGAATGGTTGCGTTGTTAGAGTCTTCTTCGAATAACTTTGATAATTTGACATTTAGTCTAATAGCTATTTTTTGTGCAAGCTCAATGTTTAATCTTCTTTTTCCATTTTCAATAGCACTTATATGTTTGTCACTAAAACCAACCTCTTGTCCAAGTTCAAATTGACTCAGACCGGCTAGCTCTCTGTAATGTTTAATATTATTACGCATCGATATTTTGTACACTATTTGGAGAATTTGAAAAAGGTAACTATTTGGAGAAATTAGAGGTTGACATACCCTCCTATTTGGAGAAAATTAGACTGTGGCTAACAAAAAACCAGAAACATCGGTTACAGCAAAAGAACTACAAGAAAAAGTTGGTATATCTTCATCTTATGCCTATGCAATAATTAATGGAAGTAAGACACCTTCTTTAAGGTTAGCATTGTTAATTAATGTTAAAACTGAGGGAAGGCTGTCTCCAGAAAAGTTTCATCCAGATATAGTCTTAAATAACAAATTCACACGAAATGTCAAGGTAGGCAGTGATGAGTTTAAATAGATCTGTTGAAAATGAGATAGTTAGGAGTACTTTTTTGGATGGTAAGAAGCCTAATGAAATAGCAAATAATTTGAGAATTTCTGCTATCAAAGTTCGTTCTTACCTAATTTCTGCCCAGCTTGATGATAAGATATTGGTTAGCAACCAGTATATCGACCTTTACAATGTGGAGGCAATCGATGAGTGTTAGGAGATTACAGCTATCTAAAATTCTCCCCCGAATGATGGCTGTTATAAGTGAGGATGGGGTATTTTGTACCTTGTCCTCTACTTTATTTGTTGGGGGTAGTAATGGCTAGGATAGAGCAAGATACTAGTATTGCAGCTTATAATGATTTGTATGAATCTGGTTACATTAATAGACTTCAACGTAAGGTGCTGTTTACACTGTGGAAGAACCCAGGAGGTCTAACTAATGATGAGATCCCTGGTATTTGTGGTGAGCGGTATAAAAACACTCAACCACGTGTTTCTGAGCTTTTTAGCAAAGGGTTAGTAGTTGCAGCAGGCCTTAAGCTTAATGCTGAAAAGAAGCGTAAAATTATTGTGTGGAAGACAAAAAATGACTAATCAGCAATGTGCTTCTGTCCACTCTTTTAACACTTGGTTAATGCGTGTTTGCCAGCCGGTGCCAGTGTTTTTAAATGCATCTAATACATCAGCATCTACACGTAGAGATACGAGCTTTTTAGGGTTGTCAGAAAATGGCCTACCACGCTTTCTAAATGCTTTTTGGGCAGCTTCTGGTAGCTTATCTAGTCCATGCATTACTGGCCCCATATTATCCCATTCTTCTTGGGTTAGAGGGGTATGTGGTGATGGTTCAGTTTTCTTTGTCATATGCACTCCTTTCTCTTTTATTGGATTTTCTAAAACTAATAATTCGTATCAAGTCATCACGACAAGTCCAAACAATAGTATGCAGACGACGGCCCAGATATGCGTAGCTGATGTATCTATCTTCTCCATAATCCCAACGATTATCTTTTTTAGTAATAGCAGTTTCCCATTCAACATACTGCACGTTTTCAAAAGACATGCCGTGTTTTTCGATATTCTCAGCTTCTTTATTTGGATCGTAATCAAAAATCACATTACTAATTCTACAAACATAATGAAGAGTAGTCAAGCATTTAATGTAACTACAATAAATACTATGGAGGTGCTGATATGAGCCTTCAAACTATACATCCAAAATACTACTTATTACAGACTGAATTCATCAAAACAGGCCGCTTAAAACCACTAGAGCTACCTGAATATTTTGCTGATTTAGGGGGTCTAGTTGATGCAGGGGATTACGCAGCTGCTAGAGACTTAATACGAGTTAATTTAACCAAGGGGAGATCATAATAATGGCCAGAATTAGAACTATAAAACCTGAATTTTTTACAGATTATAAGCTTTATGAAATAGAGAAAGAAACACAATTACCTATTAGGGTGGCGTATGCTGGTTTATGGACTCAATGCGATCGAGAAGGGCGTTTTGAGTGGATACCAGAACAATTAAAGATCGGTGTATTACCATATGATAACATTGACTTTGCACGCGTACTTGACGCGTTGGTCACGCGTGGATTACTCGTTAAATACGCGTCAAAGGAGGGTAATTTTGGTTGTGTAAAACACTTTAAAAATCATCAAATTGTTAATAATCGTGAAAAAGACTCAACTATCCCAGAACCCCCACCTGATAACGATGTGACGCGTGAGTCACGCGTGGAGCACGCGCCTTTAAAAGGAAGGGAAAGGAATAATATAAAAAAAACTAAACAAAAAAAATCTGATGAGGTCGAGTACTCGGAGGAGTTTTTAGAGTTTTATGAATTGTATCCAAGGAAGGAGGATAAAAAACCTGCAGCGATCAAATACCAAAAAATTGTTAGCAATGATGAGGCAACCCATGAGCAAATTATGGCAGGTGCAAAGAAATATGTCGCTTACATCAGGGCAAAAAACAAAGACGATGATTTTATAAAACTTCCAAGTACTTGGTTGAACAAGGCTAGTTGGAACAATGAGTACCAGACTAAGCCCAGAATTCAGGCATCTCAACCCGTAACAATATTTGGAGGTTAAACATGGGATATTCAGTACAAGAATTAGCAGAGTTAGGTATTACAAATGTTAAGCATGGGCAGAATAAAATTAAATGCCCTAGATGTAGCCATAATCGTAAGCATAAACATGATAAATGCCTGAGTGTTAGGGTTAATAGCGATGTAGTGATTTATAACTGTCATAATTGCGGTTTTAGTGGTCATGTAGGCAGTAGTAAGAAGAAGTACAGCCAACACCTGCCCAAATATCAAAAGCCTGCGTATGCTTCATTTAAACCAGATAATGACATACTAACTGATGAACACCGTAAATATCTAAATCAGCGGATTATATCAGATGCTACGATAGATAAAGCTAAGTTGTATTCTTATAAAGGTGCGATAGCGTTTCCGTATTATGATGAGTTTGGCAATATTGCTAATGTTAAAAGTCGTACTTTAGATAAAAAATTCTACCAAAAACCCAACGCTAGAAGTTTATATTACATGCTTGGTAGCTTACTTGATGCCATTGATAATGGCACAAAGGAAGTAATAATTACCGAGGGTGAGATAGATGCATTAAGTTTTAATGAGACAGGGCTTGCTAATGTAGTAAGCATACCGAGTGGCGCTGTTAGTTCAGTAAGTAATGAACCAATAGATAAAGATAGAGACACTAAGTTTAGCTATGTACATGATAGCTATGAACTCTTTGAAGGGTTTGATAAAATATATCTTGCTATGGACTCTGATAAATCAGGCCAAGCTAATTTAGAGGAACTAGCTAGAAGGTATGGTAAACATAAATGCTGGATAGTTGAGTATCCATCTGATTGCAAAGATGCTAATGATGTTCTGGTAAAGCATGGGCAAAATAAGCTTTTGGATTGTATACAATATGCTAAGCCTTACCCACTAGAAACTTTACACCCAGTCACTGATTATGGAGACAAAGTATTACACTTATACAGATATGGTTATGAGAATGTATATTCAACTGGCTTTAAAAACTTAGACCCATATTTCAAAATACGCCCAGGGGAATTAACCATTGTTACTGGCTATCCTAATATGGGTAAGAGTGAATTCCTTGATGCTATATTGGTAAATATGGCCAAATTCCATGGCTGGAGTTTTGGCTTATGTAGCTTTGAGAATCCACCAGAAGAACATATTGCTAAGCTTGTTGAGAAGCATCTCAAACAGCCATTTAGAAAAGGTTTTAACAAACAAATGGATGAAGAAGAGCTTATTGATGGTATTGGTTGGGTTAATGAGCATTTTTGTCTGATAAGAAGCGGTAGTTATGGTGATATGATCACTATTGATGTAGTGCTTGATGCTGCTAAAGCTGCAATTATTAGATATGGTATTAAAGGCTTAGTTATAGATCCGTATAACGAGCTAGAGCACAATAAAAACGGCGAAAGCGAAACCGATTATATTAGTAAGTTACTAACCAAGGTAAAAGGCTTTGCACAAAATTACGGTATACATGTATTTTTTGTAGCACACCCTGCCAAGCCATACAGAAATAGTAATGGCGAAATACCTTCACCTGGTCTTTACGATATATCAGGTAGCGCTAATTGGGCCAATAAGGCTGATGTAGGCCTAGTAGTACATCGTCCTAGAATGGGTGGTGATGATGACATAACTCAAGTTATTATCTGCAAATGCCGCCATAAGGCTGTTGGTAAACAGGGCAGAGCTAACTTTAAATTCCATATTGGTACAGGGGAGTATGAGATTACCTATGAAAATCAACAAAACTACGGAGTAAAATAATGACAAAAGAGAAAACACAAGCGCAGATCAACGAAGAGAAGCGTTTGGCTACACTGGTATATAATGCCAGACGTAAGAAACTTATTGAGGGAATATTAGAGGAAACCCACATCATATCTTCAATTGATGAGATCATCCATGATAAATTTAAAGCCTATGCTGTAGGACATTTAGATGAACAAAACATCTTTACTAAGAATCTTGCACAAGACCTTTACTATAACCGTGTAGGTTATAGAGATCACGACAGTAATCTTGCAGGTTCACAAGAATATGTGCTGGTACAAAAGACAGTACGAGATGGGGATATTTCAGCTGCAATATATTTAGTTAAAAAATCAAAGGAGGCAAATAATGCATAAGATAATAACAATGGTATTAAATTTATTTAAACAGCCACCACAATGGCAATTAACTAGTAGAGGAATAGTAATTGGTAATAAGATATATTTTAGTAATGAGGAGTTAATGTCTCCTGATACTATGCAATATAAATTTGCTATTGGCTTTCTTGATAAATTAATGGAACTCAGGATAGCTTATAACAACCCTATGTCGGCTAATAGTATGTGTAGGAGTAAGCAATATAATAAGCAAGTAGGCGGCAGTGAAAACAGCTATCATATTTATGATAATCAGCGTGGTTGTATGGCTATTGATGTACAAATTACAAATAATAGACAGAGGCATATTTTATCTACCATTGCCCAAAAGCTTGGTTGGAGTGTAGGGCATTATAAAACCCATCTACACTTAGATAGAAGAACAGATATAGGAAAACCTAATATCGTGTTTTTAGGAACAGGTTGTTAGCTAATTGCAGGGTTATTTGCAGAGGAATTGCAGAAAATGTCTAAATTTGGAGATAAAAACCATCCTGACCCTACACTAGCTCAAAAGAAGAGTGTAGCGGTGCGCAAGAAAAGAACTGAGCTACGTAATCAAACAGAACAATATGCTGATCAGATATTAGCAGGTGATGCGGGATATAAGCTACTTCAGTCTATCTTAAATGAAGCTCATAAGCGTAAGGATTTAAGTACGTTAAGATGGGCTTATGAGCTTATTGAAGGTAAGGCCAAAATAGCAGCTGAGATTGAACTGTCTGGTGAGGTGACAATTAACTTTCCTGAACGCTTTGAACAGGCAAAAGATAATGACATTCAAACTAACTAGAAAGCAAACAGAGTTAGAGGATTTACAGTGGAGTGATGCTCAACATGTTATGGCTTATGGTGGCAGTAGAAGTGGCAAAACCTTTCAGCATTGTATTGGTATTGTACCCAGAGCATTAAAGGAGCCAGGATCAAAGCATTTAATTGTGAGGTTTAGATTTAATGATGTAGCACGTAGTATTGGTAGAGGCACATTGGTTGATGTATTGAGTAAGATGAATGTGCCTTATAAAATGAATAAGGTAACTTATGAATTTGACCTGTTTAACAAATCTAAAATTATCCTGGGCGGCTTAGATGACAAACAGCGCGTTGAGAAGGTATTAGGTGATGAGTATATCACTGTGTATTTTAATGAGTGCTCACAAATTAGTTTTGATAGTGTTTGTGTAGCTTGGACACGTTTAGCAGAAAAGGGGGAGTATTTAACCCCTAAACGTTTTTATGATTGCAACCCTCCACCTAAAACGCATTGGACATATAAACTGTTTATGCAAGGGCTAAACCCTATAGATAACACCTCTTTTCTCCAAAAGACATGTTCAATATTAATGAATCCGATAGATAATATTGAGAATATATCGTCAGATTATTTAGATACGCTATCAGCATTACCAACAAGACAAAAGTTACGTTTTTTAGAGGGTAAGTTTTTAGATTTAGTAGAAGGTGCCTTATGGAGAAGTGATTGGATATGTAATAATCGCCTTATTAGCAAACCAGATAGCATAAATAGGATTGTTGTTGCTATTGATCCAGCAACTACTGCTAATAAAAATAGTGATGAAACAGGTATTATTGTTGCTGCATCTGACCAGGACAAAGGTTATATATTAGATGATTTAAGCCTTAAAGGCACACCTAATCAATGGGCTGTAGCTGCTATTAAAGCCTATGATAAATATATGGCTGATGCTGTAATAGCTGAGAGCAACCAAGGCGGTGATATGGTGCGTGTAGTAATACAGCAAGCAGCTCAAGAATTATTTAGGCAGGGTCAAAGATCTAGCAAGCATATTAACGTTAATCTTGTTAATGCTACTAAGGGTAAAGCTATAAGAGCAGAGCCTATTAGTGACTTATATGAACAAGGTAAAATTAGTCATATTGGGATATTTGATACATTAGAAGAGCAAATGACAACTTTCACTAATCAATATGATCGTAATAAAGATGGCTCTCCTGATAGGTTAGATGCTCTTGTATGGGCGTTAACAGATTTAATGCTAGTACCTCCTAGCACTGGTGATGGTTATGTTACACCTAAGCCCAAACGCAAGGTTGCTATGCATAAAGATGCAGTGGTAAATTGGTAGTATGGGTATTATTAAATCAGCATTAAAGCATTTTGGGTATGAGCCAGTTACCCATATGCCTAATAGCCAATTTAATTTTAAGGCATCATCACAAGGATCTACTAAAAATAATAATGAGCAGTTTAATAACGATTACATTAAAGAATTAGATGTTAATAATGGAGTTAGCATTTGGGAAAGAATGCGTGGCGGTGACCCTGAAATTGCCATGCTTCTAGCTGCTATTAAAAACCCTATTAAATCAGCTAAATGGGTGGTTGAACCAATTGACGATACAGATGAAGCAGAGCAAATAGCTCAATTTGCCGAGTGGATATTATTTGATAATTTAGGTAACCCTGGCCAACGTAATAATAAGACACGTCATGATTTTTTACATGAGGCACTAACTTGCTTAGAGTTTGGTCATAGCGTGTTTGAAGTAGTGCACAAAGTGCAACCTATTGACGATTACTTTAGGCAGAATTACCCAGCATTATTAAGAAACAAGGAAGACTTTGTAGCTATACGTAAC